AGGAGAGTCCGAGAAAGTTTTAACACCAGCAATCGTCTGCGCGCCAGTTGTATAGACACCGTTGGTGACTGTAGCGGCATTGCCAGTAATGTTTCCGGTAAACCCAGATGAGGCAAACGTGCCAACAGACGATCCGTTGACAGCAACACCGATAACATTTGCACCCCCGGAGTAAAACCCGGTATCCGTATCACCATTGAACGTCCAAGATGGCGCAGCAGCAGTCCCAGCGGGAGCGATGTACTTGTCATCAGCACCAGATTGCCAGTCCTTCAGGTCTGACATCAACTGTCGAATAGCATTGTTGATTCCAGCAGGGGAGCAACCCTCTGCGATGTTGATTGAGTTGATGTCTGTGTTCAGGTCTGGATTGGTATCGAATTCACTGATCTTTGTCTTTGCCATGTCACGGCCCCATCAAAAGTCCGGAGGGAAGGATATTCTGTACTGCGCCTGTATCAGACATCGACCCACCTAGTTGACCTGCTGCAAACGGGCTGACAGGCGCGCGGCCAATGGCTCCAATGATCTGCGGGACTCGCTGACGCAATACATCCATCGCATTACGTCCCTGCAAGTCACGAATGATCTTCTCAATTTCTTGTGGGCTTTGCTGGATGAGCATTCTAGCGATTTCGTTTGATGCCGCCTGTACTTGCTGCTCTTCCAAAGCCCCCATATCCCGCCTGAGAGCATTAGCCACAATCCCTGCCACAGTGGTAGATGTCGGCAATTCTCGCGCAGCCTCGCCACGAATCCGACCCATTGCAGCCTGTCGTCCAGCAGTTTGTGATCCAGCCGTGACTTGCTGACTGGTAATCTTCATCTCCAGTTCACGAGTCAGATTGTCCACAAACTTGTCGTAAGACTCTTTGCCGAGTCTGGTGTTCGGAAAGGTCAGTTCAATCGCTTTCAACGTCCTGCGATCCAATAGCTTTTTAGCATCAGCCATTGTGCCGCCAAGCACAGTTTCACCGACTTGCTCACCACCCATCCGATCAAGCAAGCCTTGCATCGCTCCGAGACGGAATGCTTCCTTCTCAGAACCGCTCATCTTGCGAACGTCACCAGTGATTTCGTCGATCTGCTTTGCAATGGTCTGCGGAGCAGAAGACATGATCTTTCTGCCTTCTGTCATAGCATCCATCACAGCAGTTTCATCTGCCCAATAACTCCGAGCGCGAGCATAGGACGGATTATTGCGATCCACCATGTTCAACAGACGCTGACGAACATCCTTCTGACCAGCAAGCTCTGTGCGACCAATCCCACTCTGTGGAGCCTTTCCAGTGAACACAAGGTCATCAAGACCCATCTTGATAAAATGCAAAAACTCGGTGTTGATGCCTTTTACCTCATCACCGGCTTCTGTGATCAACTTGCCATCAGGAGCAATCGACACCTTCGGCAATGGAATGTTTTTGTCGGCAGCAATCCTGACTGCTCGCTCATACGCAGACTGAGCAGTCGGAGTCCGGAGAATGTCTGTCAATTCTTTATTGACTGGAACCTCAACACGGAATGCTCGCTTGTACAGCTTGCCACCGAGGTCAGAACGAGCCTCTTTCAGCGCGTTGAATTCATCAAAAAACGATGCTCGACTACCGAATGCGTCTTGCAGATCGGATGTCAATCGAGACAGCATCCCTCGGTCACGCTCACGCAAGAATTTTTCCGCAGCCTGTTTTCCAGGCCCAGGAAGCTGTGCAGCAGCATCCAGATAGGCACGAGTATTCGGACCAATATCTGCGAGCGTATACGGCTTTCCTGAGCGTTCTAGGACGGTTTGCAGGGCAGCATCCAGCGATCCAACGTCAGACTCGATTGCTTCTCTAACTGCTTGCCTAGCAGAATCAACACCGGCCCTCGTTGGAGTCCTGAACATGGAATCAGCGAGCGATGTCGTTGCCTTGCCTGCAACTCGACCAACCAACTGACCAATAGGAGCGCCAATAGCTCCAAGCGTAGCACCAACACCAGCGCCGGGAAGACGCTCGGTAATGCCACCCTCAGCCTGTCCTGCGCCACTTACAGCACCAAACCCAGCACCAGCCAATGCAGCGCGGCCAAGGCTCATTCCTGGTAACAAAAGACCTGGAAGGACTGCTCCACCCAATTCTGCTGCCATCGCAGTACCGGGAGACTCTTGGCGATACCTTTCAAGTGCACCACGCTCCATCGCAATACCGGCTTCACGAGGTGTCATACCAGGAAAATACGATGCAACCTCGCCAGGAACAGGTGAGACAAATGACCTGATTGCACCAATCGCTTCGTCTGAAAGATTCAGCGACAAGCCTTGCATGAATGCGCCAAACGAGCCAGCAGACTTACCGCTTTGCAAGGATTGCAGCACCCTTTCACCATCAGGGGTCAGTTTCCCAGCCTGTTTAGCAGCCGAAAGCTCTTGCTCAAGCTCTTGGATTTTTTGCATTGGGGTCATGTCAGTCCCTTACCCATCCTTGTTGACGAGCAACTCCACCAGCAGCAGGACGAGCAACAGCTTGCGGCAACCATCGACCGCGCTCATCTTCAGTCAACAGCGCACCAAGACTTTCGTCGTAGTCTTGAATGGCAACCTCACTAAACCTGCCTTCCATCGCAAGTTTATTAACGTAATCAGACAGTTTTGCGTTTCTGCGAGCAATCCGACGAGCATAATCTGCCATAAATTGACGACCCTCTTCAGTCCTAGAAAGTGAAGGAATGGCATTGATAAATGCGCGGAACTCAAGATCAGATGTCGCTCCAGAACCTGTTGCACGAATACCAACAGCAGCAGTCGTTGCCAAGGCTTGAGCCAAGTCATCACGAGACGCCGTGTCGCTCTTAATACCAAGGAATCGCTGAACGTCGGTGGTCAGCTTGACCAAACCACCTCCGCCCGCTCCTTTAAGCAAGTTGTTAACTGTTTCAGCAACTTGAGCTTGTCGCATCGAGGATTTTGCGTCTTCTGAAAAACCGGCAATTCTAGGAACAATAACCTTATTGAAAATTGCATCCTCTTTAGGCATATTGATCTGCGTAGCATTGGCAGCAGCAGATTGAAGCGCAGCCTGACCGATTTCTGCTCGTTGTTGCGGACTCAACTGACCGATATTAGGAGTTCCAAATTTTACTCTGGCAATGTTTGCATACTCACCTGTAAATTGCTCTGTTTCAGTCGGTCTGAGAACAGAGTAATCCTTTGTCCTCGAAAATTCTGAAATTGACTCCGGGGTGTACTTGGATGGATCAACCGCAGCAAATAACGATTTTTCCTCCTTTGGCTGACCCAATGCGACCCTAGTTTGGATCGCCTCAAACACCGTTTTCAGCTTGTCTGGATCGCCGCCCAGAGCGCCACTCAGCGCACTCAGCGCAGCCTGATTGACGGTGGGTCGATCCAGCGTACCTCTTTCTGCTGCACCAATTAGCGCAGCCAAAGGATCGGGAGCCTGTGCGCCTGTAGTAAGTGCTTGCTGACGCTCAGTCGTCATCACCTGTGGCAACAGTTGGCTGACAAGTTGCTGCTGTTGGCGCTGACGCTGTGCCTCTTGCAACTTCTGCATAGCTCCAGCCTGTTGAATCTGCTGGTTGACTGCTTGCTGATACATCTGTTGCCCGGAGAGCAATCCAGAACCAATTGCCTGACCGATATTCGTGCGAGTCCTGCTAGGACCACCCGCTTGCAACAAGCCAGCAGCAAGACCCAACAAACCCTGTTGTCGAGCCTGTTGGAGCATATTTTCATCACCAAGCAGACCCATTACTGGATTGGCAGGAAACAGACGATCAAGAATTCCGTCCATACTTACCTCCGGCCCGGAAAGTAGTTCAACAACATTTCATCTTCACCGGGTCTGACTTGCGTCCGAAACATGGTGGGAACACCAAACGCACCGAGATCCTCTCTCAGCGGAAACATCTCACCGTATCGCCCAACAGGTGACATGGCCATCGGAGGAGGCTGGAATGCCATCGGAATCGGTCTTCCTGGAGTTGCTTGCATAGGAGCCGTCTGCGCCTGTTGCGGAGTCATTGAACCCGCAAGTTGAGCACCAGCAAGCAATGCCTGCGGACTTGCAAGACGAGACATCAGAGTCGGAGCAGCAGCAGATTGGGCAGCGCCAGACAACAGAGCACCACCACCCGGAACAGCAGCAGGGATTGCCCCAAGGCTTCCAGCAGCTTGTACGCCCATCGGGGTAATGCCAGCCAACAAGCCAGAACTAGGCGCAGCAGCAGCACCAGCAGCACCAGCCCCGGCCAACATACCGCCACCACCGCCCAAAGCAGCACCCAGCAGAGCACCCTTCAGCGGATCTTTCTTGTTGGTGACAGCGCCAGCAGCAGCGCCAACCATTGCCAAGGTCATCGGATCAGCCATTTAATTCCCCTGAGCAGTCAAACCAAGATTTGTCCTTGGCTGATTAAAGGCGCCAATTAACGCAGCGCCACCCAATGCAGTTGCGGCAGGATTGGTATATTCAGGCGTAACCTGCTGAGATCCCGCAGGTACACCACCCAGATAGGACAAATACTGCTGGAGAGCCTGGAAAGGTGCTTGCTGCTGAAAATTGAATCGGTTGATAGCGTCCTGGAGTTCCTGTTGTTGATACTGCTCACCCAACTGACCAGCCTGCAACAGACGCTGTGCACCAAGATAATCCTGTTCAGCAAGACCGGGAGCCAACTGAGCCGCTTGCAACATTGCAGCCTGTTGCCGAGCCAGAGCCTGTTCCTGCAAACCACGTTCTTGCTGGTAGCCTGCAAAGCCAAGACGCTCACCCAGACCAGCAAGGTTGGCGGCGAGACTCTCAGCCGCACCAGACTGGAGTTGACCCATCGCACCAGATCCGTATCGACCAGCGCGAGAGGCTTGGGATTCGATATTCTGGATCTGTTGTTGGAACTGAGAGGTGATCGGTCGCGCAGCAGCCTCGAACGTGCCCTGTAGAAATGGATTCATTCCCAGATACGCACCCGCAGCAGTAGCAGCACCAGGACCACCACCCGCGGCAAGTTGTTGGACACTCTGCTGTGCCTGACTGACCAGCGGAGAGCCTGCCTGAGCCCTCTGCGCTGCGAGTTCCATCGCTTGCTGAGTGTACTGAGACGGTCCGACATAGGTCTGTCCACCGAAATACTGTGGGACATACCCTGCTCGCATCTCACCCGTCTGCGGATCTCGATACTGTAGCTGTCCAGTCTGAAACAGATTCTGTGCTGCACCCAGACCCTGCTCAACAAACGGAACAAGCCTTGGGTCAATCCTTGTTTCAGTCGTGCTAGGACTCGATCTGCTAGCCATTTAACACCTCTTTCGCCCATTTGACGGGCCTGTAGCCGTGTTTCTCAGCCATTTTCGCCCATCCTGGACGGTTTGACTCAAACGTGATTTTACGCACCCCACCCAATTTAGCAATTTCCTCTGCATGACGGAAACCATCTCCCATCAGAAACTTTCCATATCCTGCCCAGATATGCAGAGAATCGCCAACAGGCTGAAGCACACCAAAACCTACAGGCTGACCGTCTTCCAGCATCAGCCATAACATTGATTTTCCGGTGTAACAGTCGCAGTAGATGTCTTCAGGTATCCAAGGATCTAAACTCGCTTCCTTGACCTTGATTAGACCCTCTCGAACATAATCCCAGACCTGTCGCAGGTTCTGAGGCTCGATAAAGACCCTAACCGAGGATGACATACTTGTAAGACTTGTTCGCGGTGCTGTTTGCAAAGTGATTGACGGTACACTGGCCTTGCGTCTGATTGGATGCGTATACATCCGACGTTGAAGACTCAGAAACCATCTGGATTGTTGCAATCACAGAAGGCGTTGCAGGAACATCCGGCCCCGTTCGTGACGGCAAATACTCTAGTCTGATTGACGTATCAGTCACTGCCCACATGATTTCAACGTAGTCACCAGAATCCAGATCAACAAAAAAATTCAACGCAGCAATAAGATGACCATCAATTGATCCATGTCGTTCATTGACGGAAAATCGACTATTGCTGCTTGCGATGTTGGTCCCATTCTTTCGGAACCAAACATCTACGTCGTGGATCTGTGAGTCTGTATTCGTGAACTGAGCAGAGAACTGGAGGTTGTATACCCCAGGACTTGATACAGTAATCTGCGAGTTTGAGACAATCGAAACCCCATTGCTGAAGTCGGTCGTGCTGAACGACATCGCATACGCATCAACAGTCGTCGTCGCAGACTGGTCTGTGTCGTCTTGAAACGCTCCGTATGGCACTCCATCGGTAAACGCAGACGCAGAGTACGGAGCGAACAGGATGATGCTGTCCTCACTGATACGCTCATCCAGCAGCGTAGTAGTGGTCGCACCACCTGTGTCGAGAGTGATCAACCCAACAGAGTTGATCTTGCCGTCAAGAATCCGGTTGACGATCTCGGATACGTCTCTCGGACTACCACCCTGTTGAGGCAGTCTCCGAAACATCAGCGACCACCAACCGCTTTGACCTCAACATCCACACCGACAGCAGTATTCCAAGACTCCGTAGGCGTCAACGAGATCCGGTGATACTTACCCCTAGATCGCAGCGGAATCCTGTTCTCGCTGTCAGCAGCAACCGGAGACGTATAGTTAAGATTCCCGTCAAGCCTGGATCGTGCAGCAACAGAAACCGTGGCAGATCCATTATCAACAATGGGCCTAGCAAGCGTCAGAATCGTTTCTGTGGCTTCAACCTCAACATCCCCTGTGGTGAGTACAGCAGTCTGATTAGCGCCTCCAAAGGTCACTAATTGATCTGCCGTAACACCACCGAGAACCAGCTTGCCACCAGCCCATAGCCGGGAATCCAGGGAGGCTGGCAAAGCATCAAGGCTGGCTGATACGTTTGCCAATTGTTCAAGCGTATAACTGGCAGTCGCAAGCGTTGAGATGAAATCAGCGGTTGTGTTTCCATGACTCCACTTGTCCACTGAGTAGTTATAAATCAACAGTTGCTGAACATTGAAAATGTCTTTGAAACACCAGACCACAACTTTATTCACCGGATCGACAGCAGCGCTCATCTTGTCAAACTGAGACGGGTCTGCATTGTCAAAGAACCAGCGATCAACAATCTCATTCCCAATCGGTCGGACACTTTGACCGTCGGTCACAAAGAACCCATCGTCACTCAGGAAGTACGTCAACGGCCCAACCTGGACAACTGACCTAGACTCAAAGCACCCGAGATTCCGAGAGATGATGTCAAACTGGAAAAACAGCGGAGAGCCGATATACGTCATCCGCGCAATCGCTCTCTCCAGCAACACAATCCCGAACTCACCACCAGTCAACCCACGGATCTCACCGCCATCGGGAATCACCTGGGAGTCCGACTGACTGCCAGCACCAGGAGTCCAGTTCGTCTCGTCGTTAATATCCGACCAGTAGACCTCTGAAACATTGCTCGCAGTCTTGGCAGCAACAACAAAATCCCGGACAACGGTCACAAACTGAGCAGTTGGCGCAGCAGCAGCAAGGTCAGCAAACGCTGTACTCGATCCCATGTCCCACGCTTGAATCTCATCTATCCCATTCGCAGCGATAACCACAGATCCAAACTGAGTCGTCGTCCAAAACGTAGTTGACGTATACGCCGGAGATGCTCGGCTGACATCATCCAACCCAGAGTCCGCTGGATCGAATCTAAACAGCTTTGTTGCGCCTGCTGCGAACAGGGTAGTGGTAGTGCCTAGCCTTCCGATAAAACTCGTCAGAAGGCTTTCTGAGGCACTTGTGGAGAGGTCTGCATTGGACGGCAGTGGAGCATACCCAGAAGCTACAGGAAGGCAGTTGAGAGCCTCTGTCAGACCTCCTGCGATACCAGGACGGTCAGGTGTCCACTTGCCGAATGCAATCCTCATTTTTCCTCGTCAGCCTGCTGCTGAACCTGTTCTCGCAATTTGGTCCAGATTGCAACGGAGAGTTCTAGGGGCAGCTTGCCCAGGCCCATTGCAATGATGTTGGCCTCTTCAACCGTGACGGTGATCGTGAACTCTTTCATCAGGCAGCCCACGGCAGAGGAGGTTGAATTTCTTTCGGGTTCTTTTGGTTCTCGATCTGACCGGCCACAGCCGCTTCGGTTGCGTCCTTGTTGACACCGTTCTCCCAGACCCAGCCGAGCACTTGCTCTTGCGTGAGTTGGCTGTACGGGGTGAACGACGCAGGATCGGCAGCAGGCAGGCTGACGGTCGAGTAGACCGTGCCGCTGTAGGTTTTGTCACCGTCCACTTCCGTGCCGTTGCAGCGCCAGCCTACAGTGATTACTGCCTTTTCAGGGTTTGCTGATTCGGGGGTTGTCTTCATCCATTCGATAATCCATTGAACGCTCATTTTCATTCCTCTACAAATTCTTTGACCGCATCGAGGCCAAAGTGGTCGTTAACAAAACGGAGCAGACGCTCCACATCAATCCGCAGGACTTTTCCTGTCGGGGTGTGCTTGGAACGGAAAATCCATTCGTTCGTTTCAGAATCGTGCGGAGACAGCAGCGTGGCATTCCCGGCTGCGTCCATGACGTTTGCTTCACCGGAGGCTGAGTAGAAAGACACACCGTTTGCCAAAGTGCCAACAGGGGCTGTGCCGTCGAAAATGTCGATTCGGTTTGTCCCTGCCGTTGTCGCACGAGCCGCCGTGCCGCCGACCTGAACACTGCCGCCCGACGAGACTTGAACATCCCCACCGCTGGTAATACGGGCGCGTTCGGTGTTGTTGGTGAGGAAAACTAACGGGATATTTGTAACCGTTGCAAGCTCGACAGTAGATGCCGAACCTCCAAAATAGGCAGTTTGTGCATCACCAATTTTTCCGGCGTAAAGAAACGAGGAAGACCCGTTCACCTCTATAAGGCCACGACCTGCCGCACTATAAGATGCACTCGTCGTCCCCACCAGCAAATTTCCACTCGCATCCAGCGTCATTGCTTGGGTGAAGCTGATCGCATTGCCTGCGGTGCCGGAGGGGGCGGTGAACCAAGCGTGAGCACCTGACCCAGTGTCATATTGAGTAGCATGACCGTCGTTAACATAAGCCCACGCATCTGGAGCTTCTTTTAGGTACGCATTCTGCGTAATGCCTTTTCCAGTTGTGCTGAAGTCATATATTGCACCAGCAGTCCCTTGAAAGGCTTTGGTTGTGCTTCTCCAAGCACTCGGTGTCACCCCCAAGCCGAGGTTGCCGGAGGAGTCGAGGGTGGCGCGAGTCGTTCCTCCTGTACCAAGGCGCAAGATACCAGCAGTCGGGTCGGTTGATGATGTCCCGATAAATGCGCCATTAGTAAACTGCCCAAGCTGGAGATAACCAGAGCCACTAGTATTGACGCGAATGTCTGTGTTTGTACCAGCGTCTACTTCCAGCTTCGCACCCGGCGAACTCGTCCCAATCCCCACATTCCCAGTAACGGTCATGTTGGCATTGACCGCAATGTCCCTCGGGACGACGTATGTGTCACCCGCCTGTGCAGCTTGGATCTGCGGTACGGCTGTGTTGAGAAGAAGCACCTCGTATGCTGGTGGCATGTCAAGCTCCTAAATGTTTCCAGACTTTACGGTTCTTTACCATGCTGATCAAGCCTGGAGAAACACCGTATTGTTTAGCAATGGCATAGCAAGAACGACTGTCTTGCCGGATTGAGATTACCTGATCATCAGTCAGCTTTGCATGGCCAGACTTCTCTCCATGAGCAAAACTGTTTGGCTTTCTAGACGCTCTATCAACAGCATTGTTTTGATGCGTTCCAGCATACAGATGATGAGGATTTACGCATCTAGCATTGTCGCAGTGATGCAGGACCAGCTTGTCTTTTGGCAGTTCGCCATTCAAAAACTCATACGAAAGCCGATGCGCCAAATAACTTTTTCGATTGACATTTACTCGTCCATATCCAAGGCCTGTCGTCAATACATTGCCAGTCCACAGCCAGCACTTATCAGGCTCATCAACCTCAACAGACTCGGCGAACATCTCAAACAATGACTTCTTTTTCGGCAGGTCAAACGATCCATACCGACGCAGCCGAGAGCGATGCGCCCAGCACAAGCCAGCATTATTTGCTGCGCTCATACATCCAGGTGCACTACAAGCGGCCACGGCTTAACTCCTAAATTGGGTAGTATTCCGTCCCGTCGCTTGTCTTGACGGAACTGGCAACAGTGTAGTCAGCACCTGAACTGTCTCTGACAGGCAGGCTGATGGTGTATTGAGTGCCGTTGGAATCATCAACAATAAACGGAGCACCCGGCACAGGTACATACCCACCCATTGACCGCAGGTTGGGTAGCTTTATGTTGAGTCCCAGCAACATTAGATCAGTCCGACAATGTTGCTTGCGCTCGTGCCAGTTGCCCAGATACGCCGAGCCATGACAGGCAGGATGACGCCAGCAGGCACGTTGTTGAACGTGACAGCACCACCCCCCGTGTCGCTGATCCTGAGGTTTCCAGCACCACCCACATAGATGGCGCGGACAGGCTGAACCAGATCGGTGTCAGCAGGAGTGATGGCAATGCAGTTGACTGCACAGCTATCAGGAGTGGTAGAAAAGGGAGCAGGCATTGTTAACTCCAAGCATTAGATGCTACTGATACATTTTGCCACGGGTTTGCTAAATCTACAATTTGGCCTTCACTTGTTTCACCATCGCCATCAACAAGATACGCTGTTCCGGTTGACGACAATACCGAATTTGTCACCGTATAAGACACTCCAGACGATGACTTGCAAATAAACGACGCAACCTCTGGAACCTGTGTCCAAGTGTTTGGATCTTCTGTTTCCTCTTGCCACAGGGTCAATGTCGTAATAACAACAAGCCCTGCGCCACAAACATCAGCGACGAATCCACCTCCACCACCATAATCTGCACCATTCCCACCAAGCAGGAATGTTGATCCACCACCTCCACCACCAGGGCCAGCAGTGATTCCAGTGGATGAGTCTGTCCAGATTATTTCAGACGAACCAGAGCCGCCTTTTACTACAGATACATCAACATCAAAAAAACCACCACCACCACCACCACCATTGGTCCCAGCAGTAGCCACTGTCGAGGAGAACGCGCCAGCGCCAGAGCCAGTGCCAAACCTGTTCGCACCACCAACACCAGAGGTCAGCAATGCTTGAGATGCGTCTTGGCCATCACCTCCGCCATTCGCACCGCCACCTCCGCCAGCACCTAAAACCTGCGCGACTATATCTGTAAAACCATCGCCACCGTTTCCACCAGCGCCATTGGGACCAGCAGCACCACCACCACCCCCGCCTCCCTGGGAGAAAATGTTTCCAGTGCTGAAACCTTCATTCCCACCAGAGAATGCAACATCCGCAATGCACTCAGACGCTTTGCCACCAGTGTTGCTTGTGTCTGTTCCACCTAAAGCAAAGCTACCACCCTTGGCTAAAACACCATAGTCTCTTGAGGTTGGTGGAGCATCTGAAGCTATGTTTACCCATGAGTCATAAACATTCTGATCACCGCCAGAGAAAATCGCAGCCCTGCGGATAGATTTGTAGTAAATTTTCTGCCCAGGCTGAACAAACAACGGATCTGTTTTGGCGTATGCGCCACCACCAGCAAGACCGCAGCCGATAGCCTCAACCCGTATCCTGTAAACACCATCAGGAACAGTCCACTCTGCGCTTGTTGGAGACGAATTAGTCCCGCTGTCAGGCAGGATGAATACGCCTAAAACACTCATCTCTTCGCAAGTTTCATGGCAACAGGTGAGCCACTATGCTCGCCCCTGTCGTCCGATGTGGTCAACGAATCCAGACTGCGCTGGAACAACCCAGCCCACACTGCAATTCGACTGTCGTTCATGAGATACGGTTCAGCCTCAACCAGAGACCCGTAGAGCAACAAATCCGGACAGTTAGCCATGAATACGTTGGATGTGTTTGAGTCGCTCAGAAAGGCTGGAGACGCGTAATACAGCATATAAACTGTGTACGTCGTATCCGGGATCGGAGCGAACTGCATCTCACTGGCAAGGATGGTGTAGTCAATCGGCCTGCCAGACTCCTGCGCTCTCGTGTTCCGTGTGAACGATGACGGGCTGAAGTAATTCAGCGGTTGTTCTGGGTTGGTGGACAAATACAGGTTCCGCATCTCCAGGAAATCTGTCGGCAGACCAACAGTGGCATCCCCACCGATCATACTGGTGGATGACAACTTGAGCATCTGACGGATACGCAGATCCCTCCGCAGACGGATCTCAGCAAGACGTATGAAGTCCGGGATCTGAGTGGTCAGATCACTTCTTGCGAGATAGTTTGCGATGCTTGTTTGCAGGTCGCTGTAGGTTGCTAGGGCCATGTTTTACGTCATCCCAGCCAAAGGTTTTTGTCCCAATGTGACCAATGTGCATCGACAGATCGTGGTCAACAAAGACAGGAATATCGTTCTCAAGACACCTGACACAAAAGGTCACATCCTCACCGATGACACTTCCATGATCCGTCCAGATAATGTCGTGCCAGGGTTTAGGTATCTTTTTGAACACTTCCGCTTTTACGAGTGTAACACCGAACCCCACTGCGGTCACTTGTTCAATCCCAGACTTACCCCTGCTTTCAATCTTCGTCCAAACCTGCTTTACCTTGTTTGGATCGGTCTTGTCGATCTTGAGGTTCATCGCCGTAGGCAACACAGGCTCTCGCCTTGTAGTGGCATTTACACCCACTAGCGGGACGTTCCTCGAAAGCAATACCTCGACAGTGTTTGCTGGAAACCGCATGTCGCTGTCAATCCATAAGACAGCATCCGCGCCCCACTCCAAAGCCTCGTCAGCAAGTTTTTCTCTCTGTGTAAAGATTAGCGTACCAGGCATCTGCAATAGCTGGATCTCATTCTCTCCACGCTTTGCCTCATACGCACAAAGTCGTGCCATATCAAAAGCAAACCCTGCCAAGACAGAATCCCGGCAGGGCACACAAATAGCAATCTTCATTTTACCCCCTCAGACTGAGCCTGGATACGTTCGCCACACTCTGTTATCAGGATCATTGAGCCATTGCTTAAAGGCTCGCTCATCCTCAATCACAAACCCTCGCATGATCTTTTTCTTGTTGAGATCGTCGATCACCGTGAACGGGATTCGTGCGACATGAGTCATCACGTTGTCGATCTTGCGAGTTGCGTTGTTAACCTGGATTTTGTTTGCTTCGATGATCTCAGAGACATCTTGCCGTGTCTCCAACACAGTCACATCATCTAGCTTGTGCGCTATCGTGTAGCGCCCATCCCCAACCGAAAATAGTTCTGACATAGTTTTTGAAGGGAGGCAGGTTTCCCCACCTCCCCATTTTACTTACAGCGCAGGATCGAGATCATAGACCGCGCCATGAGCAGCCTCGTTCCGCATCTCCAGCGTGAACTCAGCAATAAGCTGGGTCTTCTCGCTGTCGCCGGTACGAGCCAGTTCATTCGTGGCAAACGGTCGCAGATACGCAACTGCTGCATACTCGGGATCGAGCAACAGCGCATCACGGGTACGCATAAAGCGGTCCGGGGTGATTGCGAGTTGGCCGAAATCGCTGAGATACACATCAGCCGCCGCCAGGATGGTCGTAGGCGCATTGGCAGGCGCGTTGTAACGCTGGGTAGCAATACCCGCAAACGAACTAGCTTTCTGCTTCAGGCCAGAACCAACAACCAACAGCTTGGGATTGCCACCGCTGTCGAACACATCAGCAACAACTTCCTTCAGCAGGGTTTCGGTAAAGGTACGGGTTGCACCATCCGAACGGGTCGAAACACCAATCGTCACCGGATCAACACCAGAAGTGCCTTCCGAGGTATTGGTCTTCAGCCAGGACAGAATCGCACCCAGCGTCCGAGCAGAACTACCGCTACCAGCAGACTGACCCTGGTTGGCAGTGATAATGGTTTCCATGTCCCGCTTCAATTCCTGCGAAGCCTTGGACAACTGGTAAGCCTTCTCAGACTTGCGACCCGCCTTGTTCACGGCTTCGAGAGTGTTTGAGATCTGGATTGTCTTCTGGGCAATTTGACAATAATTTCCCAAACGGGTCGTCGGGCTGATGGTTGCAGCAGTCGGATCAGCGCCTTCAACAGCAGCATTCGCAGAGGTAGCAGCCGCGAGAGTATCGGTCTGCCATTCGTGATAAACAGCCGTCGCCTTGGTGCGAGCAAGACTCGACAGAATTGGGGTTTCGGTGGGGCTGATGTCGTAAATAACATCAATCAGGTCTTCGCGCTGGCCAATGGCCGTATGTGCGGTAAAGGTGGGCATTTCAAGTTACCTCAAAAATTGTTCAAAAAGTGCCGCAGCATCTCGTGCTTTTCCGGTCTGCCGCAGCGTTTTGCGCTGTGTCTGATACTGTTTTTGCTCCGGTGGCACATTCGTTGCCGTGCCGGGCTTAAACATCTTTGGAGCCTCGGAAACCTTTTTGGTGACCTCTGGCTTACCCTTTACGAGTTTATCGTACTGAGCAGCCTTCCAAAGCGTCAGAACAGCCCTGCTGTCATAAACCTGCGCCAAATCCTCATCCGTGAAACCAACCTGCTTCGCATAGTTCCGGATTTCACTGCGAACAGTATTGCCTTTCTCTGGATCTGCGAACTCCGGTATCGCTTGAGCTAACTTCTGCTGCTCTTCAGCCAATACTTGTTGCAATCTCTGCTGCTGCTCCGTTTGTTGCTGGTGGGCAAGACGTTGCTGTTCAGCTTGAATCGCATACAGTTGCTGCTGACGCTGCTGTTGCTCTGCGACCTTCACCGCATAACCAATCGGATCAGTCTCTTTCAGCGCATTCAAATCCTCTTGCGGTTCCTGCTGCTTCAACACCTGCTCGATCATCTGCAAGCGTTGTGCATACTGGTCACGCAAGGTTTTCGCCTGCTCTACAGCGGCCTTTTCAGCCTCTACAGCCTTCCGCTGCTCTGCAAGCGATTGGGTCTTCTGAGTGTAGTCCCGGCCTTGCTGATAGCCTTTGATCAGATCATCGAGCGTTACTTCAACTTCCTCACCAGCCGCTTTGATACGGTAGCGAGGAATCTCTTGCTCTACTTCCTGCTCTTCGGTATCAGGCTGCTCAATCTGTTCCTCTTGGGCTTCAGGAGTCGGCTCATCGCCTTCCTCACCACCCAACATTCCCATGATCGCAGCAGCACCAGAATTTACATCCAGCGGTACACTTCCGTTCGGATTGGTGTCCATTCAAACCCCTAAAGAATCTTCCATCTTTTAGATTTAATCTCAGTCGTTTCGGCTATTGCTTGGAAATGACTGTAGATTTGATCTATTGCACGAATCATTTTATACGCTGATTCACGTTTGTCAATTTCATCATCATTCGATGACGTTATGACATCCATGTGCATCTGACGTAAATAATTCAACTCATTCCTAAACGTATCGTCTAGCAGAAGGTTTGCAGCCCTCTCTGGAGTCATTCTCATCCTGGAATCTCAACATTCCGAGTGATGCCTGCTCCAACCTTTGCTGCTTTCAACTGTGCTTCAACCTGAAACTCTGCCTGCTTCAACTCCAACTCAGCAGCAGCCTTTTCCCTTGCAAGTTGAATATCTGCCTGAGCCTTCATTCTCTGAGTCTCAATCGCAGCCATTGCCTTCTGCTGTTCGATCTGAATCTGTGCCTGAGCCTGAGCCATCATCGCATCCAAAGCAGGATTCTGTTGAGGTTCCTGCGGAGGAGGATTCGACAGCATCTGATCCTGCTCTGGGGTAATTTCCTTAAAGAATTCGGTTGAATCTTTGAATCCAGCAGCCTCGATAAACCGTCCCAACGTCATCCGATACTGACCCAAAGACACCAGCGGATTTGCAGGTCCAAGCGTCTGAAGGATCTGCTCCTGCTTCGACAGAACCATCTGGAGCATCGTCATCTGCTCCTGCTTGCTGCCAGTGCCAAGACCCACAGAGATGCTGACATCGTACTGATTGGACCATTCTCTAGGATCCATCTCAATGAACTTGCCACGCATCCGAATGATGGTCGGTTTGTCCTGGTACTTGCACACAAGCTGGAGAATGCCCTTGAACAGGCTTTTGACACCCGTCTCAGCAAAGATCCGAGCAATCAGTTCCATCTTGCCTTGCTGCGCGCTCGTAACAGCCGCCACAGCCGCCGCAGTGACGTTGGCAAGCACATTGGGATCAAGCCCCTGTTGAGCGTCTGACACGCCTGTGCGCTTCTGCTGGACACCATCAAAATACTCCAGCATTGGGAATGCTTGATTGGCAACAGGAGTGACAGCCATCGGCACAACAGCATTCGGGTTTTTGAGCCTGACAACACCACCAGGAGTGACGTTGAGCAGGTCATCCAGGTTTACCTGACCCTCGACAGCACCAACCCGAGCGTTGTTCGTGAGATACAAATTGTCCAGCATCTGTCGCACAATGGTGGACTTGATCAACTGGATGTCCATCGTCCGATCAGCAAGCGACTGACCAAAAAATTTGTGCGGAATCGGGATCGGGCAGACAACGTGGAACGGACAATAATCCGTCTGTTCGTTGCTCAGAATCTCATTGTTGCTGTAGACAATCCTGCGGAACTCTGCAATCCCGTCCTCGTCCACATCAACATAGATATAGCACTCGAACACCTCGATCTCTTGCATGGCAGGATCAAGGCTATTCTGCTCGAAAGGTTCCTCTCCAGGACTGTATCGAGCGATCTTTTCCTCGGTGAAGTCCAGGCTGTTGTAGACCGGAAGGTTATCAACGATCTCAGGATCAAACCCCATCTGGATCAGTTCTGTCCTCGGAACCAGTGTGCGGTGCGCCATAAACGGAGCATCCTGCATATTTTTGGCTCGCTTGGAGACGATCAACTCCTCTGGAGGAACATTCTCGATGACGATCTTGCCGTGCTTGTTTGCCTTTTTGACCACGACATTGAAAAACTGGATGGCCACCATCTGACCATCCGGGCCTTGCATCTCCTGCTGGACGATCTCCTGAGCAACAATCTGCCGAGATCCATCAGCCATCAGCATGACAAGCTCAGTCTCGGAGAGGTTCTGATACACCTCCTCGATAACGTCGATCTTCTCGTCCCAGTAACACTTCACCGTCCCGGTCTTCTGGAGCAGCGCATCCTTGAACCAGTGGTGAAGGATCTGGAAACCTGGGTTCTGCTTGTAAAACACCCAGTTTGCATATTCTGTCGCCTGCTTTGCACCCTCTTCGTCTCCAGGTCCAACAGGCTCAAACCGCACAATGTCGTCTGACGCAGTGAACACCCGGATCAACTGAGGCAGCGCACCATCAATCGCTTCTGCAACCTCTCCGGTGACAATCTGACTGCGGCCCTCTACCTCATTCCCATACGGATTTCTGAGGTAGTAGTCCATAGACAGCGCACGTTCTTGCGTTGTCTCAGTGTCAAGATAACCGATTGCGTCATCAATCTCGGCAGAAAGTATTGCCTTCAGTCGGCCTTCGTCCATTTCTCTGACCTCTTGGTGTACGGTCGTTTCTCAGGCTGTAATTCTTTAACCTGAGCCTCTAAACGCTCAATTCTTTCGGTGAGTTCTTTTATCACCTGATCGAATACTTTGCGCGGAGTTATCAATCCTTGTGGAATCATACCACCCACCTCGTATTGTTTTTCAATGGCTTGCCCCAGTCATCATTCGACATCATGTCAAGACTTTGAGCAAGATACCTCCAAGCATCCGCAGCGTGACTGTGTTCGTCGTGCAGCGGAGCGCCCGGTTCGTTTGTTGTTTGGTTTACCGCTCGCCTATATCGCTTGAGATGATTCACAAGCTCCATGCAGTGTTCAGCATCGAAATACGCCCTTGGGAACACTTGCCGAGCCAGCCTGATACCTTCCTCTGGATTACCCCTTGCAAGCACCTCCACAGACCTTCCAAGGCTCTGTAGCATCTCCTGTGTGCTCTTGCCTGACTTGAAGTCTTTGTGCGCCCCATCGTGCGGAATGAAGTCTGTGCCCCAGTTCCATTTCCTCTCTTGGAGTTGCATGACGTAAGAGTCAATCGTGCGGTGACTGTCCTCTATATAGTCAACCACCCTGATCTCCGATGCAACCCTCTGCACACAGATGATTGACATGGAATCATTCCAACCCAAGTCCCAGACCGTGTGAACCTTCAGCAACGGATCGACAGGCACATTCCTGATTCGACCCTCCCGCTGTACCGCTTCCATCTCATTCGCGTAGATCGCACCCTCCACAGCAGGACGGCATCTACCTTCCCAAGTAGTGAGATACCCAGTCGGATCTCGGTCAAGCCAATCTCTGCGCTCTTTGTCGAGTTCCTCCGGAAACCACGGATTGTCTGACCAGTTGACCTGACAGACCCAACTTTCAGCAGGTGGATGAGTAACAAACCGGGTGAACGTCTCATCCGTATCCAGTTCAGGGTTGAATGACACCCATATCTCTGACCCAGGCTTACGGATAGTCGGGATGAGAATATCCCAGGATCGCTTGGAGACAACCTGGGCTTCCTCCACCCAGCAGATGTCCGTTCCTTCGTAAGACTTGAGATTGGCCACACCTTGTTGGCGTATCCCAGCGAAGGTGAACTCTGTGCCATTCCTGCCGAGGATCTTTGTCTCTTGGACCTCGTAGAACTCACCCAGGTTCAACAGTTCGATCTGATCCTTCAAAAGCCTGTGGACTGACTCCTGGATACTCTTCTGCGTCTCCCTAGCGCACAGAACCCTGATTGGCTTGGATGCACCGATTGCCACCAGTGCGCGAGCAACGGACCAGGACTTGCCTGATCCCCTGCCGCCATGAAGTATTTTGTATCTGCAGGGCTGAAACAGCGGGAGCAGCTTACTCGGAATCTCGACTCTGGTTCGCAATTCCGACGATCTCCAGCACTGTTTGAGTTTGGATTGGGCCACCATTGTTGCCAGTCACTTGCAGCGGTAGCAACTTGGGATAAATCTGCGCCCAGAATACTTTCTCGTTCTGCGGGTCTTCCTTTGCCCACTCTACAAGCCTTTCAGCACCACCCAGTCCTTCTGCTGCGTAGCTGATGGCTTCCTTCGCTTGCATAGTCATCTTGTTGGGCGTGCCCTTGGGCCTACCCTTGCCCATGTTCTTAAGATTTTCTTTCTGTACTTTGCTGACCATTACCGACTCCTACTGGGTCATCGGTTGACAAACCGTCTACCTTTTGTTACTCTTGCTTCTATCTAAAGGAGAACGCATGGAACTCAAGTTTACATTATCTGATAGAGCGTTTGATCTTTCAACCGATCAAGCATTTGATAACAAAACATTGATTGATCAGATCAACTTTCTTGAAGACTGCAAAGGACAATTGCAGGCTTACATTGATGGATTGATATCTAATCTAACAGACCTTGACGCCGAGCTTGATCAAGATAAGTTTTGACATTTTCAATTACTTGGTCATCTATCAATTGAGACACATTTTCTTTTCTTTTTTCCAATGCGCCCAATATGGCTGTCCGCATTGCATTCGGCTCTAATCTTTTGGTTGAGAACTCTTGGCCTATTTCTTTAAATCTCTGAGGCAAAAACAATTCTGCTGGAATAGATGTCCCAAGTGTGCCTAAATATTGGCCAGTAAAATCTGTATTGTACGTTGGGTTCTGGGATTGCAAAAGCCTCATTTGTTGAGGAGAAAGTATTACCGTATTTCCGGCATAACCCTTTTGTGCGCCAGCAAGAGACGGATCAGTAATTGCGTTTACAAGGTCTTCAATGTTAAACCCAAACCGTTCCTGATTGCCTTTCATTCTCGCTCGATTCATTACGGCTTTTCTTAATTCCCCAGCCGTATCACCAAGACCCTCACCTGTGAGAAGCTGCATTCTTCCTTTTTCTGTCATTATCCCAGCAAAGTTTGCGAACGGCGCATCTTTGCCTTTAAATTTTGCTCTTTTTTCTGGAGCAATGTAATTCCTGACCATCTCATCAAATTTTGCAATGTCTTTTTTGGCAGGGCTTACTGAATCCAAAATTCCAACCAAAGTGTTAACGGGCATTACAGAAAAATCCTCTGCTCTCTCTCCCATTGTCACAGGCAAATGGATGACCTGCCCCGTACCTCCCGCTGCCAAATTTTCAGCACGAGCGATTGCGTCTCGTTGAGCGATTAGTTTCGCAATCCCCAGATTAGACGCGCCAGCAATGCCTTGTTCGATATGCATTAAATCTCTTGCATAGTCTTGACCTCCATGAGTAATGACTGGAGAGGCGAGAGGCACGTCAGACACATTAGACACAGCGTAATTTCTGCTTGTGCTATCCCAAGGCATGATCATTACGCTTGAGCCTTTTAACTGCTCAATATCCACCGGAGTTTTTTCAGCAAGACCGCCTTGAAACACTCGTTCAAATCTTGTTCCAACTGCCGGATCAATATTTTTTGGCGTTGAAACTCGATATGCCATACCAAGTGCTGTGCCAAGCATCTCTGGAGCATTTAGAGCAGCCTTGAATGCCCCAACAGGGGCACTGACCGCTGGCATATTTCCAATTGCCTGACCAACCCTGTAAGCCTCGTTCCCGGTTGACCCACCATATTCTGGCTGATCAAGACCCAACAATCCGCGACCGAATGGCCCAGCAACACTGGCAAAAGGTTGACCAATGTTTTCTTGATAGGCTTGATACGCTTGCTGCAAGCCAAGTGCGCGTAAAAGTTGGTTGATGTCCATTAGCTTGACCTGACACGAATTAGGTCTAAAACACGCCTGTCGCCCTCCTGGTCTACCGTCGGAGCGAACAGCGCCCTGCTTCGATTATCCGTGATTCCTTCCGGTTCGCAAAGGTAGTACACCGCAAGACTGTTTCGTGTGACACCTTCTGGGCAATTGATAGGGGATGGCAACCCATGCCAACTTCCACGGGTATCGAATATCACCGCTCGGTTGAACACCGGGTCAATGGTCTTAGCAAGAGTCCTGCTATCTTTGTACAGACCCAACCCACCACCCCATTCCGGTTGCCAATCTGGAGTAAGGTAAACGATAAGGTTAAGCCTGCGTTGTAGATGTAGCTTCGGATGGATGTTGTAGTCCAGGTGAACATTTAGCTTTCCTCCTCTACCGTGCTGATGTAACCCGCCACCATGCAATCCTACGTCTGGCGTCAACTCTGTTTCTGTTGCGCTTTCCAGAAAGGCTGTGAACTCTGGACTGAGTAGGTGGCTGAAGGTCTTGTAAAGGTTTGGACCGAACTTGTGCCAGTCATTGCACGTTTGTTTGATTTCCAACGGGTTGTCGTATCGAAACCAACAGGGATCATCTACAGCAGGAAACTCCGCAGCAATCTTGTGCGGTTCATAGAAAAAGTCATCGACAATGCAATGCCAGAACGGATCGTGATCGACTATCACTTCTTGTTTCGTTCGCTAATAGCTTTGGCCTTTGCTTTAGCGTCTGCCTTGCTGGATGCGCCCCAAGCTTTCAGTGACAGCAGCAAACGGGTCGGCTTGCCGTCCTTGTACTCTGGTCCAGGCATATTTCCCATACGAGCAAGAAACGATGCCCTGCGCGGATTGTCACCTGACTTCACCGGAGGCTTGAGATCGCTTCCCGGGTTCTGCCGCTCGTAAGACTTACGGCCAACTTCATTCAACCCGCCCTTCGGATTCTTTCCTGCCTTACGAGTCCAAGCGGCTGTCATCTCTTCCTCGCTGCTCTTAAGTTGTCAACCATGTTCGGGTAAGGACGACCAGCAGCCTTAGCCATTGCCTTAGCTGACTTTTTCTCACCCTTGGACAGCGGATCAGGCTTGCCTAAACTTTTCGGACGAGGCTTGTCCCAGATGGCCTTTTTCACATCTTGCCCTTTTTCTTGGGCATCTTGGAGTAGGCTTTCTTGGGCGTTGCCTCAATCATCTCCTTGGCAACCTTCTGCGGTACACCCGCCTCTTTCGCAACCTTTTTGCTTCCAGCAGCAGCATACATGAGCCGCTGTTGAGCCTTTGACTTGATCGGCATATCTCAGTCCTCGACGATGTGTTCAAGATGCCCAATCCTACCTCGAACCCCAATTTTATCAAGAAACTGGCATTTTTGGTGGTCCAAATGCTTGTACAGCCCGTGCTCTATATCGAAAACCTTACCAGACAACCATCTCTGCCAGTGCTCTGATTCAATCTTTTCCAGAACAGACTTGAGATATTGCGCCTGATTTGTTGGAAACCCAAACAACCGAGTCATCAACATCCCCTCAGTCCCAACCTGACTCATGCTGAACCCAGTCCGTAATGGATGTTTGAACGTAAACTTGTCCAGGTCGTGAGCGTTTGGATTGAAGTGATCTGTCAACTGATACCTGCCAGACAGTTTGTAGGTCCGGTCGTTCCAGAACGGCAGATCCATCATCCTCTGGAGCGACTGCATCTCAATCGCATTCTGGACGAACCCAATTGGTAGACCGGTATCGTGCGCTCTGTCAATCCATTCTGCGCCCCAGAACCCTATCACCTCCACACGATTCGGGATATGGCTCAGAAACGCATCAGACGGGCGTATACGCGACGTTTCAGACAAGTGAATGGTAGACAGCGGAAAACGGTTCCAGACGCTCTCAAACGTCTTTAGAAGCTCCTGGAGACGTCTTGCGTCTTGATTGATAGCCGATGTGACCAAAAAATTCACCAGGACCCCCTTGTACTTTTCCATCCTTGTTTTGCAAATACCTGACCTTTGCCCTGATAGCTTGAACCACTAAAGTGATCTGGAAGGAAATAGTGCGAAGGATAGATCGTAATGTCACGGTACTTGTGCCTATGGATTGTTTCTGTGAGCCTGACTGGACCTGTGAATTGCCATGCCATCCGGCCTTCTGGCTTTTCGTTTGCTAGATCCTGGATGATCTGACCGATGAGTGGATGTTGCGGGGTTGCTCCGACAATGCCGTTTGCGATCAACCCAGGACGGGTGATCTCATTCTCCCAGCAGGCAAAGACATCCGGCTGCAGTAACCAATCCTCCAGTGGACGAACGCACTCGGAATCCGCATCCATTGCAATCCCGCCGAACTCGTAAAGAATCTCCCACCTCATACAGTCGGCAACACCCGCTTTTTGATTCTCCCAGTAGTGTGCCATGTGCTCTGCCAACCTCCACCCACGCTTGAGACTGTCGTTGCCCCAGACTTGGACCTCGTACTCTGGATTGAGTTTGTGCCATGACTTGATTTCCTCCGGCTCTGGTTGATCACCGACCCAAACAATGTGGATGAGCTTTGGAACCATAAAAAAATCCCCCAACGATAGGGGGATAACGGGGGGAGGAGAGTCCCACCATTATCCCGAATTTTTAAGCTCGTGCAAACAGCGGATATGTGTGTTCGATTGCCCCAAGTTTTTGTAGACGCTTTCGATCAAACTCGACTTGGTGAACCCTTGGATACCCAGGGCTGACCCAGATTCCTTTTTTTAGCCAGTGGGGGACGTACATGATGTTTCGATACGTCCAGACGCTTTGTGCTGTTCTCATGCTACGTCCTTAATGAATACACCATTCGGCATCAGAAAGCCTTTGCGGTCCTTGATCTGCTGGTATGCACCCTCCAGACACTCAACGATGTCCAGGTTTGCCAGCGCACAGAAGTTGATCAGGCAGACCATGACATCACCCACAGCATCAGCGGTCAGAGCAATGTCCTTTTTTGCCAGACCATCTGCAAGCTCACCCATCTCTGACACTGCTTTCAGGAATTGAGCGTTGGCGGTTGAATTTGGGATGATCTGCCGATCCCTGCTCCACTGGATGATTTTGACGTGGAGTTCATCGAAAGACATTCTTTGCATGATCAGTTTCCTGAATTAACTTTATGGTATTGGACAATAGCCTCGATTCCGTTTGAATATCTAATAAGATTTCTTGGGCTTTCGTCGAATCCTTTTCTTGCAACACCTTCCACAGTGTGCCAATTTTTTGATGAAGAGCTAGCCACCCGGCCACCCAGTCGTTCATACTCGTGTTCCCATAGCTTCTTGTTAATCCTGAATGCTCGTCTGTCTTTCGGATAAAACAGTCCAATTGTTTTCTCTGAGTCATCCCCCATCGTTTTGATTAAGTTTCTCCTGAAATACTCAACGTCGATATTCAGCCAATGCAAATACGAGTCGAGTGATTCAGTCCACAGGAAATCGTGCGCTGTAGTGCAGTCCCAGGCCATTTTCAGATGCTTTTCGTCCTTGAATGGTGGAATGCAAGCATCTCTGACTGCTAGGGCAACCACCGCACTGATCAGCGATTGCTCTGGAATCTTGTGTGTGGATATGTCATCCAGCGGTATGTCAATCATTTTTTCAATCTTCCGTTTGGGTTGATGGGTTCTGGTGGCGTGATGTGTTCTGTGCTGATCTCGTAAGTCTCAAATTTGTGCCCGCAGGTTTGGCATTCTTT